CACAAAAGCAATATTTAACAATACATCACTTGATTGTGCCGATACGTATCGAATGGTCAAAGATATTCCGAATTGTGAAATTATGAATCCTGATAAGGGTTTCTATCAATATGTAAAATCAAACCATAGAACACCGACTAGATTTGTTCGATTTTGCTGTCGTATTTTTAAAGTTGGAACAATGGTATCACAACTTAATCATAAACATCCGTATCTTCTGTGGATGGGAATGAGAAACGAAGAGTCAAATACAAGAAATGGATATGGTGATGAAATTATTAATCCAGAATGGGGTAAGACTTGTTGGCAAGGTATACTCCCTATTAGAAAATGGACAGAAATGGACGTATGGCTTTATACAATTTGGAAGAATATTGATATAAATCCAAAATACAAAAAGGGATATTCAAGAGTTGGTTGTAATATCGCTTGTCCGTTTTATACAAAATCTACATGGATTCTTGATAAATATTTTTATCCAAATGCATATGAGAGATGGAGAAATATATTAAGAGATAACTTTATTGAATATAAGAAATGGATAATTATGAACTGTACTATTGAGGAGTATTTAACTCAGGCATGGAATGGTGGAGTATTTAGAGATTCGCCAACGCAAGAAGTTATTGATGAATTTTGTGAATATACAGGAATTGATACAAATGTAGCCATACAGTATTTTAATAAAAAATGTTGTGAGTGCGACAAGAGAATAAGACAAAAGGATGTTTTATCAATGAATCTGAAGATGCATGGTAGAACAATTAATAAGTTCTACTGTAAAAAATGCCTTATGAAAAAATTTGAATGGCATGAAGAAGATTGGGATAGACAGATTGAAACATTTAAAAGACAAGGGTGTGCATTATTTTAGAAAGAGAGGAGAATACATAAATGAGATTGAGTGAAATTGCTGAATATGTTGTAGAGCATGATTCAGAATGTTGTATGGCATATAATCATACAGTCGATAAAGGTTGTAGAGATAGTGAATATGAATGGTATCTTATTGAGCAGTTAATGGATTATTACATGTTTGATGTATTACATTTGTGCGAATGTGGTAATCCTGAAGATACATATGAAGCAATTAGAAGATATTTACATATCAGAAAACTTTGGCATAAGAACAAAAATATTACATGGGATGGGATTAAAGAGCAATATAAGACGCAGCTATGTATTGATGTAGATAACGACATAGAACATGGCGTTCTTCAGTTTATGATGTACGTTTTGGATCATTATGATTTTACGGAACACGGAAGTAGTGTTGGCGGATGTTGGCTCACTGAAAAAGGAGAAATGCTACTTA